CTACTGAGGCACAAGGCCAGCGCGTCAGCCCTATCGGGTGAGGCTATACCTCTGGCGCGCATTGAGTCCTTGGACTCCACGCCCAGCTTGCCCTTGCTGTTGGTGATTGTGCGCCTGCAAGTCAATTGCGCTGTTAGGTCCTCATCCTCTGGAAGTATGATCTCTGCATCCTCAATCTTCTTTGCCATGCCGTACCACATTTCAGCCGATCTGTTGGTATAGGCGTTACCATCGTATGGCGAGCCACCAAAGTTGACCCTATTTACAATCCAGCCAGCTTCAGCCAATGCATCGCACATAACCATGCCCATACCGCTTGCGTCAGCGTAGATGTTGTTGGCCTCTAGCCCTGCTTTCTTAAACTCAACTATAAACCTACCCACAGCCGCCATCGTGTCCTTTTCACGCCATGCGATCATAGGCAGGATCTTGTTGCCATCGCTTATGCAGATTACGTTTTGATCCCCACCAGCAGCAAAGTCAACTCCAGCTATCCTAACCCCTGGCCTGAACCTTGGTGGCGTGTTGTGGCAGTTCTGGAGCTGAGCAAGGTTGATGACTAGGCTTTCTGCACCTATGTCAACAAACTCGCCGTAGATCATGGAGCGGGTCAGCGGGTGCTTTTCGCCGTAACGCTGGGTTATCTCATCGATCTGCTCTTGGGTTATGTGTGGGCAGTCAAACGCCGTGACAGCATGCTTCTTCCACATATTGGCCTCTTTGGTGAAGGCTCGGTAAAACGCACCGCTAGTACCGCCGGGGCTGGATGCGATTAGCAAGCGGGTTGGTTGGCATCGACTGATGGCTTCAAATAGCGGGTCGGATACAGTTTTGGCTTCATCCACCACCATAAGTAGGGGAGCGGTTTTATGGTTTTCAGCATGCCAGCCTTCGGCTCTGCCGGGATCGGTAGCTGAATAGCCTATGATACGGCTGGTGTTTCCGTTGGGGTGGAGGTAGCGAATCTCGCCGGATGTGACTTCCCATCCTGATCCTATACGAGCCACAAGCGAGCGTAGGTTTGGCCACAACTGACTTTCGACTTGTCTGAATACGCCTGCTGTAGTTACAGCTATTGACCTCTGAAACGTGAAACAATGCCATAACAATACTGAAGCTATTACAGTGGAAGTCTTTCCAGAACCGTTTGCTGCTCTTAACGCCACTCTAGCCTGCTGTGTCTCCATATCTTTGAGAACTTTGCGTTGCCAGTCGTAAAGCTTTAATCCTAGAACATGTTGTGCAAATCCAACTGGTTTTGAGATTTCTGCAATAATCTCTTCTGGTGACTTTTGTTTGCTTTTAATTGGCTTTGTCACATATACCTCTTTTTATTTTGTGTCGCAAACACTTAGGGGGTGTCAACATTTTTCTCGGCGGGATGGGGGCTGGCCATAGGCGTGTCGTGTCCCTTGCGTAACTTCTTGCGTCTCATTGGTTTATGACGTTTTCTTTTTACTTCCGAAACCTCTAAAGCCTTTTCGGTGGCATTAGTCGCACAATGATTATTATATTTACTAGACTTAACGTCTTCAACCTCAATTACTTCCGCTTCAATTTGTCTAACTTCTTTCGGTTCAATTGTTTGCACGTTTTTGGAATTGTATCCGGCAAGAAGTTGAGCCAAAGCCGGAGACAAGCCATGCTGAACATCTTGCTTAACTTCCACTCTGTTAGGAGCTTGGACATATCCGAACGATCTTTCAAGCATCCATGCTTTAGCCTGCCATGATTTTTCTCCGGCATTGTTTATTGACTCTAAAAGGTTTACTTCTAATTCGCGTCGAGCCTTTTTTATAGCTAGTGCGAACGGAGCGTGCCTTTGCGTCCAACACCGGAGAGTGTTCGGACTGATACCCATAATCTCTCCGGCTTTCTCCCACGTCAAACCTTTCCGGATATACTCGCAAACTTTTTCCGTCACTTCCTTTGTCAATTTTGGAACGGTGTCCGGAGGCGGCCTTACCGGTGGCTCAATTAAACTTTTTTCGTCGTTTACTTTGCAAAACACCGTTTCGGGATCTGTATTGTTCAATTCAATACCTTTTACGCCATCTTCCATGATTCCTCCGGATGTCATGTTTTGAGCATATATGCGTTTTTATGGCAAAATATCTGCCCAAAATCGTTTGAGAATGCCTCTAAAAATCGTTTTCGTGAGTCGGTTTGATACCCCATACCCCCCAAAAATAGCACACCGGAGGCTTAAAAAAAGCTTTACGCATTCAACCGGAAGAGGCAATCTTGACCTATGAAAAACACACAATCGGGAGCGGAAACTATCCCCGCCAAAGCGGATAGAGAAAGACTCATGAATGAGTTTTATCGTGGGATATTGGTCAAGAGTCGCCAAGCCTACGCATGGCAACCGAAAGCTGTAGCGGTCAGGAGTAAGACTGCAACCGAGGAAATGACGTGGGAGGAGCGTCAAGAGATTAGGAACGGAAGAAACGCGATCCGGCTTGCTAGGAGTTATAACAGAGTCGTAAACAAACGTCCGGAAGACGTAAAAGATAAGTATATGAAAGCATTCAGCGGGAACCTCGTTTCCGTTGAATTAGAATGCGTTTTCCATAAGGATTATTCCGTACCAACAGAAAAGGATCTTGGAATGCTGACGGAGGTTGTCGGAGATGGCTCGGTAAGATATGAAGATAATTCCGGAGAAGATGGCTCCGGTGCGGAAGTTAAAGTGACAATGCGTAGCGAGAATCCGGTACGATTAAAAGGCATAGTCGATAAGATTAATGCTATGGGCGGTGAGGTTAATACTACATGCGGAATGCATGTTCACCTAGATCAACGTGGGGTATCTAAAGTAACAGCGACAAAGAGAGCGAAAAGGCTTGTTAAGGCTCTTCCGGCTCTCATGCTTCTTGTCCCTCAATCGAGATTAGAGAATAGATTCTGCCAAAAAAACTTACCAATCCCAAAACAAGGAACATATCGGTTCGCCACTGATCGATATATGATGATAAATTATCTTTCCGCATATCGGAAGCATAAAACAATAGAAGTGAGACTCCACGGAGGCACGTTAGATTTTTGGAAAGTTTTGGGGTGGATCAAACTTTGCCAATTTATTCAAAACTCTTCCGAGATTGATATTTTGGCGAAAAACAATACGAAATCTTATCATGCCCAAGTGTCCATCGAAAAACTTATTCGGATGGAGACTCTTCCGGAGTCAATCCGGCTTTACGTGTGGAGACGTTTCCGGCAGTTTCATGCCGGATTTGCCAACGTGTTAAGAAATAAACTCATTCAAGAAAACAAGATCCATCTTACGGATGGAATGGCGATTAGCTAAAGGAAAGGAAAACACAATATGTGCAAATTATTAGGATTCTCGGTATCAGAAAAAGTTAGTGAAGGTAAGCTCTCGGAGATTATTCAAACCGCTCGCGATCTTCTCAAGGATCAAAAAGACGGCTTTGGATATGCTCTATCCGGTGGGGATATTAAAGGGATAACATCCCTACGTCTCACAACCGGATCGCTCCTCGGATACAATTATCCGGAGGCCGGCGAGTGGGAAAACTTGGCAGATCAACCTTATGAGGCAAAGGGGAAGCTTTCTCCATGCACCGGAGGTATCTTCCATGGAAGAATCTCCACCAATTCGCTAGGTGTTGAGAACACTCACCCATTCTTGAATGATGATCTTGCCTTGGTTCATAATGGCATAGTGGATTACTCCGGAAAGAAGAGAGCCAAAAAGGGAGTGTGTGATAGTGAAGACCTATTCAACACGTTCACGATAGGCAAAGGTTGGAAGGAATTGTCCAAATATTACTCCGGATATGCGGGGATTCTTATTCTCCGTTCCGGAGGAGCCTTGACGATATATCGGGACAGCACACCGAACCTTCATATTTGCCTAGTCTCCGGAGGGATTGTAGTCGGGACGACGCTCCATGACGTGACAAAGCTGGCGAGCCTTTTTGATAAGGTTCCAAACGCTCCATGGATGCTTAAGCCGGACTACGCCACCACGATTCAAGATGGAAAGATCATAGAAAAAGAATCAGTCAAGCCTATGCCATCCCGCTCTTTCGGTTCCAAGGATTCAAAGTCTCTCGGATCTTCCGGATATTATTCCGGATATGGTAGCTATTATGATTCACACAAATCGAATGAGAAGGAATTGTTCCCTGACTATGAGGTAGCGTCCGGAGTGGATGCAACCTCGGAAGCATGGGAAGACGGATATCAGGCCGGATACGATGATGGATTGAAGGGATACACTCACACTATCCTTTCAGCGGATAGGAATTACAAAGCCGGATACAATGAGGGATACGATGACGGAAAGTTAGAGAAGAACGCTCCTAGCGTTGCCTCCGGTAAGGTTTGTCTATGAATGTCCCCGTCGTGTTCGCTCATGGTTTGATTCTAGGTGCTGGCCTCATAGCATTCGTGTGGATGCTTTGGGACAACCGAAAATAGTCCAACCTTGTCTTCCCCTTTAGCATGGGGGAAGCAAAGGTTTGACCCGATAGGGTTTACCTAAAAGAAAAAAAAGAAAAGGAGATACACAATATGAGCGCATTGTATGGAACGATAGTCGGATCGAAAGGAGTCGCGACACGTTGCGGTCATCGCGAATTGATTAGCCATTCAGCATGTTGGAATGGAGCCGTTAGAGTTGAATTGCAACATGACAACGCCACCGGATCAACAACCTATCTTGTCGAATTGGTTCCTTGGCATGGAGCCGGAGAGCATAGGTTGTTGGCTCAAGGAAGAATGGAAGGGGAAAGGAAATGAGCGAAAAACTATTCAGAGTATCTGCGAAAACTCTTGTCACATATACGGCTGTAGTGAAAGCCGTAAACGAGGAAGAGGCTAGGATAAAGGCTCAAACCCTACCATGGAAAGAATGGGAGGAAGATTATAATGACTCCGATTGGGATATCGGAAGTGCTAGAGAGATAGTTATGGGAGGGGAAAGGATATGTAGCATAGGTGGATAATCAAACAACCGGAGGAGGTTCCATCCCTTCTCCGGTTTATTTTTGCCTATGTTGATATTTCATGCGTGTGGATATTTAACTTGTGTGAAGTAAAATTTTTTCAAGATTTTTTTGCATCCACTTTTTATGGTCAAGAAAAACCCCCTATAAGGGGGAATTTGGGAATCTGGAAAATTGAAAAATTTTGGAATTTTTCAATTTCTATTTGCCAATAAAGCAACAACACGCCCTGTTGCCCAATGGCCTATATATAACGCCTTTGTTGGCCTTTATGTCCTTATTTTGGCTATCCCCTACTTGGCTGGCCTTATCGATGCGTTCTAGTGGCATTTCTGCTCGATTGCGTGGCATCCTAGAGCCTTTCTTTTTCATTCATTATCCTCCGTTGGGCATTCATCATGCAATTCCTTCAAGTTCTTCTGATGCCTAGCAAAGAACGATGCCAGCCTGTCCATAGCCTCTGTAATATCCTTCCATTCGGCCTCAAACACTTCATAGGAGCAGTTGTTGTTCATATCATCCACTAGCTGCCCAAATATCCTCACAACGGCGTGTAGCTGTGAATTCTCTAGGCTTAACAAGTGTATAAACCTGCAAGCTCTCCTATAACGCTCCTTATCTTGATCCATCTGTCCACCCATTGTATCACACCCTTTTTCAATAGGTAGCCACACCGCCTCCCCCTGCCAGCCCTTTTCTTTCATTTCCAGAAAAACACTACGCAGGAAGGCAGGGGACAGGCATGCAATAAGCCTGTACCCCTTCCTGCTTCGTGATGTATTATATGTTCTTTATATATAGGGTCTGTCATAGTGTACTTGTCATCATTATTTCAGCTAGTCAGTTAATTATGGCAGTAAGCCTAAAACGCAGACTGATTGGCACTATACAAGCCATTGTCCACCAATATCTTGCCAGCACTGACAAGCCTCTTAATGTACCTGTAAACCGTCCTGTCCGACACTTCAAACTTGCCTGACATAGTTCTGACCAAATCGTTCGCAACCCAATCCTTGCTTCCCATCTCTCTCAATAGCCTTGTGTCATCCATGCTCTTGCTTGCTCCTGGCTTCTTTAACTTGTCTGGATTAAGTGCGTAATTGGCCTTAAACATTGGATAGTTCCATTGCACTACAAAGCTGTCAATCGGTGCAAAGTTACGCAACGTCACCTCGCATGTGAAGGTGCGCTCATCCTCTTCGTGGGCGGTCAAAACGACCAAGGAATCTGGATTACGCGCAAAAACACCTGACCCGCTGAACCTATCAATAGACTCACTACCGCTCTTGTTACCCTTGCTGAAGTGATGTGACAGGATAACAGACAGGTTGTGGCGAGTAGCCAGCATCTCAAACTCGTTCATAAGCTGTGCCATATCCCCAGCATTGTTCTCATCCCTATCCCCCATCAGCATGTAGTTCGGGTCTAAAATGATCGCTTGGTAGCCCTTGTCTCGAATATGCTCCTCGATGATTGGCCGGATTAGGGTTAGGTCTGCTGCATGGCCTCGTAGCGTCCATGTTGACATGTCACCGACTTGATCTTGCACGCCCTTGGCCTTGGCTACGTCAAACAACCTTCCTCGGAACGACCACTCCTGAATCTCGAAGTTGATAAATAGTACGCGAGACTTGGCACACTTAACACCCCACCACGGAGTTCCTGTATGCAAGCTGATGGCTAGGTCAATCAAACTCCATGACTTGTACGCCTTGCTACCACCACCAAGCAAGAGCTTACCGCCTTGGTGCAGGAGTCCATCCATAAGCACGTTTGGCTCTTGGATGTTTTCGGACATCAACTCCGCATAAGTCTTGATGGGTGGAATACTATTCGGCTCCTGTATCAGTCCCAACGCTACTGCTGGCTCTATCATTTACCCTCCTTGCAGAACCATAGAAGGCTCTGTGTTTTGTCTTCTCTTTTAGCCCCAGGCATCCTTATTGGCTGACTAGGCTTGAATGTTGCAGGATCGCATCCCAAAGGAATAATGAAAGACTTTAATTGTTTCTCATATTTTTCGCACGGTGGATTCTCAAACCATGCATGCAGACTCTTCCCGCCAGTGTCAACGATTGCGTAAAGCTTCATCTTAAACTTCTCCCGCATAACTCGGAACACCGCACCCATCTGTGGCTTAGTAAGCACGTCCGACTCCACCACCAAGTAACGCCGTAGTTCAACATTGTCATTCGATCTGCTGATCGTCCCAGCCTTAAACACCGCACCTGTTGTAAACTGCCCGATTGGTTCAGCCAGCCCAGCCCACTCCGATTGGCTCCTGAAGTTCTGCGGGTGATTCCCGCTATCCTTGACAGCACCAATCCAGATATTGTCGTGAGGTTGAAACAAACTTAACAGGCAATGGTAATCATTCGTATCATCACCCAAGGCTTGAGGACTCTCCTCATACATATCGGCTGGATCCCAATTGTATTCGTTGAGGTACTTAACCTTGTTTGACTCTGCAAGTATTGCGATTCGCTCATTTAGTTCAGTCTCAAAGTCTTTCTGAATTATCAGTTTTGATGCATCAGTACCAATCGTTCTCATGGATGGTAACGGCCTCATCAGCGGATCGTTGAGCAATATCTTCCGCAACTTGTAATTCATATCATCCCGAATCATTTGACAGCTTGTGTGCCAGCAAAAGATTGTAGGCACTCCGTCGATGAACACGGTTGTATCCCGAACGCGGGTATGACTGGAGTGAAGATGTTCGCCTGGACAACGGCAAAGTCCGTGATTGTCGGACTGCCATTCAATCGGACCTACCACCTTTTCTGCATTAGATTTTGCGTTCATATTAAATCATCCGGCTTTGTTTCAAGTGGCCGACACACAAGAGAGCCAGACACAGGATCTCCCTGTGTACCATACGCCGGAGTGATTAGGACTTGCCCTTAAAGTTCTTTAGCTCGTCTTCAAGCATCGCAATGATGCCCCGCATCTGCATCTGTTGACGCTCGCCGTTATCATAAACCTTCCGAGCCTTCTCAATGTTTTCTTCAAACTTTTGTATCAATTCTTGTTTTGTCATTTTTTATCTCCTTGTTCGAAATCTAGGTCAATCGCCTTCTTCGACGCAAGCACAATATCTTCGGCTTTTATGTTCCGCAGAGCATTGCACCACATCTGCGTCTTCGGAGTCTTGTTCGTTGCATCCTTACACTTCGCTTGTGGCAAACCAGAATGAGGACGACAAGGCGCGTGTGGGCAAACGTCAGGCTTGAACACCGAGACGTTGAGCGGGTAGAAAGACATTCTATCGGCTGGATCGTATGATCCCCACAGTGATACGCACGGCGTGTTCAGCCCAGCAGCAATGTGATTCACGCTGCTATCTGGAGCCACAACGAAGTCAGCGTTGGCTACCACTGGAAACAATGATCTGATTGCTTTAGTCGTGTTAAACAAATCAATAACTCTAGGATGATCGACATGGAAGTTGTTGCTGTTATCCAGTCCGATGATCACTGCGTGATGTTCTGGATAAGTTTCCAGCAACGCCAGTACCGCATCCTGCCCCATCTTCGGCGGGTAGGTTCGCGTCGGACCGCTGGAAGAAACATGATATGCAAAGAACTTCTCTGGCAACGGCCACCTGCCTAAAGCTTTCAACTCTTCATGGTCAGGCTCAATCAGGTGCAGGATCGGCTTGCAATACTTAACCATAGTCTTCTCATCCCAAACACCCATCCACTCGTAGATTCGCTTGTAGCAGTTACCACCACCAGTCCCAAGCTTTGTATCACCAACCTGACCGCTGAATAGATCATCCGTCGGCAAGTGACTATCGTAACTATCCCACGCCTCAAGCGTGCATGGAAGTGGATAAAGTTTTGCACCAAGCCCGGCATAGAGAGGCAGATTGCGAGCAGGCGCATAAACATCCACCACTCCTCCAGACTCCTGCACCAAGTAGTTTACGAAAGCGGTAGCGATGATTGCATCACCAATCGCACCAGCCCGATACACGGCTGTAGCACCACCAGCCGACCTGCCTTTGTAGTACGGCTTGATCTTGTGTGGGCATGGAATTGAGTCAGTCCATATTCCACCAGTAAGTTCATCTGGAAGAACGTAGGTATTGCGAACGTGAAGTAGGTTGTCGTCAACCTTGTGCATTGAGTTGGTTTGGTTAGTCCATAGTTTCATTTGGTTTTCTCCTCTATAATAAATAAAACAGCAAGAATTGCTGTGATTACTGTGATAACCGCAATGGCAACAAGAAGCTTTCCTATCGCCAATCCTGCTCCGACAATGATCCAATCAAGAAGTGCGCTCATTTGCCCTACATTAAAAGCAAGGGCTGTGCCTCTGCAATCCTTTTATTTATCAGTTTTATATATTCCGGATTAAGCTCACAAAGGATAGCGTTCCTACCATGCTCCACCGCCACCTGTGCCGTTGTTCCGCTACCTCCGAATGGGTCAAGGACAGTTCCACCAACCGGACATCCGGCGAGTATGCATGGTTCGATTAGTTCTGAAGGATATACGGCAAAGTGTGCTTCCTTGTACGGCTTCACATTAACCGACCAAACGCTCCGCTTGTTTCTTGTTGATGGCTCTGGTGTTTCCCCACCGCCCCTTGCCCTACCCAATGCAGCTTGCTTGCTGTTGTATCCATAAACTCTGTCCCTAACAATTCCAGATGGCCTGCCCTCTTGAGTCGCACAAGGTTCTTGTATCGCCTTGCTATCAAAATAATAATTTGACTTCTTTGTCATCAAGAAAATGTATTCGTGAGCCTTGGTGCATCTATCCCGAACCGACTCCGGCATTGGGTTTGGCTTGTGCCAGATAATGTCCTGACGCAAATACCATCCGTCTGCTTGTAGGGCGAATGCTACCCGCCAAGGGATGCCGACCAAATCCTTGTGCTTGACACTGCTTCCGGCGAATGTGGATGCCATCCTATTCTTTGCCAACCCGCTATCCACAAGAGTGCCTGTATCTCCATTCCTAGAAGAATCCGGAGTTGCTTTGCCATCCCTGTAGGATGCGTATGAATCACCAAGGTTAAGCCACAACGTGCCATCATCTTTCAATACACGATGTACCTCCCTGAACACGGCCACTATCTTTGCCGTGTATTGCTCCGGAGTTAACTCAAGCCCGACCTGTTCATCCTTCCGGACTGCACCGCATCGCTTGCAAACATCCTTATATATCCCATCCCCAACCGCTCCTTCCAGATTCCTGTGGCCTGTTTGTGTCTTATCCGAATGCTTGCTATCCCGCTTGTGTGAGCATGTTGTATCACCGCCGATCCAAGTACCTGTGCCATAATCGCGCAATCCCCAATACGGGGGACTTGTTACGCAACAATTCACAGATTGTTCTGGTAAAGTTTTTAACTGCTCAATGCAGTCGCCTTGTAGTATTTTTACGTTCATTGTTCCTCAACAATCTCCTTACAAATCAAGGCCGCCGCATCCACCATCGTAATTATCTGGATCATGTCGATGGCACGGCCATGAGAAGCGCGATCCCTCTCAACCACCAGTTTTTCTCTGGCAGAGAGAAGGATGTCGCGCCCCCACTTGAGTCTGGCTTTAGACTCTGTATCCATTACGAGCCTGACCGCATGCGAAACTTGCGAGGCTTGCTCTTGCCCGCAGCAGATAGTGCGATTGCAACCATCTGCTTGTGCGAACGAGGTGTTCCACCTGCACCACGCTCCTTGCCCTTCTTCTTGTTGTCCATCGCCAATTCATGCATGTTCTTCGATACGTCTTTACCTAATGGCATATTTATTTCTCCTTGTTGTTGTAATAGGGATTCGGCACTTCAGGTGCTTTTACCCCAAAGCTTGGGTTTTCAGTCCTACGAATGTCCTTAATGTCGAAGTCAAGAACGTCTCCACAATCCAGCAATACAGTAAACACTTTATTATGGTCAAGCCCATAATCAGTAACTAGGAAAGCAAGTCCATATCCCTTTGGTGTAACCACCCAAATTTCAGGATTGAGTTGTACTATCTCCATGCTGATCCTGTAAACCAGGCCACCAATACCCAGCGAGTACCCCAGATAGGCGCACGAGCGCGATGCTCTATGTAAGATGGAAACCAGCATCCCGCCCCTTGCTCTCTTGCGAATCTAGCATCAATCATATCAGCCTTCACCTGCAACCCGCCACCAATGTATTCGTTAGGTGCGGATAGGTTGACTACGGCTGTAAGTTTGCGATCAGATCCAGTGTATGTGTCGTAATGCCATTTGAAACGCTGGAATGGACGATAACGAAGAACCTGCAACTGTTGGATGCCTTGGATGTCGAAACGCCATTGCTCAGAATTGATGCCATCCGTAATCTCTTTCATCACATTGTAGATCCACTTGTGATGCTGGCTGAATGGTATCCAGCACGATGAGCAGGTTCGCGTACGTGATACCGTACGTGTTACTCCATCCTTCGATAGCACTGGAGCGCGCTTCATCCCAATTACCTCTGCGTCCTGCCGAAGCATCTCGCACTGGCCTGGTGTAAGCACATAACGATCCACGGATGCTGTTAATACTTTCTGCTTGAATGTTTCGATCATAGTATGTTTTCCTTTATGAAATCAATTAGCCTGCAGACCATAAACACTCCAGCCAAAAGAATTGAGGCAAGAACGCAAAACATAAAAGCCAGCCAAGTCAGAACCCAAATCATGTCGCCGATTGTCTCAAGCAATTGCGTAATCATTGTCCTCCAATTTGCGTAATAGCGTCCTATTGTCGATCCTTATTCCTGAAGCCCTGCACCACCAAGCAACTGTTCCGTTCTTAAAGTCTTTAATCAAATTCTGCACCTCATGCATGTTTTTATATTCAAGAGCATCGTTAAGCGGAACACCGTGATGATCACGCACAATCTTCATGCCCTCAACCATCCCCCGCTTGCGGAGCATCCGTAGATCACGGATCGCTTGTAACGCAACCTCTCCGGCCAATTGCTGAAGTCTTTCATCATAGTTGCCCTTGGTTAAATGCGTTGATCTCATTTGCGTTTGCGTTGTGCCTTATGCCATTTGGCATAATCATTCCATTCCTGACAAGCTAAATCTGCTTCTTCTTGTGAATCGAATAAATCAGTTAATGGCGGGAATCCCTTTGGTGGCCTAGATCCCCACAACCTCGGACCAATTACGTTTCCAGCCATCGTGTGCAGGCGAAACTTCCCGCACTCCTCGACGACCTTAATCTCGGTCATCGCCCAAGCTCGACAAGCTTTGCGTCATCGGCTTTGATCTGGTTAGCCAACTTAACCAGATCACCGGACTGACCGGCATAATGAATAATCATTGCGTCCTTGTGCCGATCCAGCCCGAAGTGCGACTCAACGCTGGTCATGCAATTGTAGGCTGGGTCAAGATTATCCAGCGGAACATTCCATAGGTGAATCATAATGTTCATCCAAGTCTGCTCGGCAAAATGGTTCGGCAGCAAGCCAAGCGGAGGCATGGAAAGTATACCAACGGCCTTGGAAGAAACTACAAATACGCCAGTGTTGACGTAGAATCTTGGATCAATCCTTGCCCCGAATGCACTGGCAAGCTTCCCCATCTCATACTTGCGATCAAGAAAAGCACCCTCATCGAATGCGGAGAACATCTCAACTTCTGCACCAATCTCGTCGCAGTCGTGTGAAATCATAACATCGCAGTCAACAAACGTAATCTGCTCATAGCCCTTTGTGGCCATAATGTTTCCGATTGCGGATTTGCTGTACTGCACTGGCTCGACAAGAGGCTTCTCCAATGCCATGAAATCAATCTTGTGACGCTTGCAGTAAGCCTCCATTCTTGGCTGCGTAAGCTCTAGGATCTTCTTCCAATCATCTCCGAACGCCTGCGTTACTAATCCCTTTTTCATTTGTCTTTTTTGTCAAAATCTTCTGTTGCCTGAACAGACAAAAGGTCATCAGCCTTTTCCAATAATTCCTTGCTTGGATTCTTAATGTCTTCAGTGGCAGTTGATATCTCAATTTTTGACATAGTCACATTGTTGACCACCTTGGCATAGTAATGTTCCCTATATCCAACTGGACCAATGTCCTCGGTGATAGTATCAATCTCTGCGTTTCCATACGCAGTGTAATTTTCTCCGTTAAATTCAAAATCAACACTCACATCTTCCATTATCATAATCTTGGTACTTCCTTTCTTATTTGAGCTAACACGAACAGCGACCTTACCAAAGCTCGCTCAAGATGGTCAACACCAGATTCTCCGTTTGCGTCTGGACAAGGCGTTGACTTGTGCAACTGCATCTGTGCTGTGGCCAGATGGCGAATTGCTCTGGCAATGTGGTAATCATGGGTAGGACGATCTTTTTCAAGCCAGTCTCCATAGCCTGACTTATCCGATCCCTTACCCATGACTCGCCACACGATTTCCTGTGCAGCGTTGCCCATCTCTTGGATTGTTGGTGCGGTCATAACTTCATGCCTGGAGGAGTGTAGTTCTTGACCCAAGCCCATACCTTCTGCATGGCGCAAAAAGCTATTCCGGCTTGGTAAAGTTCTTCCTCATCCCAAACTTTTGAGGTGATTTTGTTTGCATCGTTTGATGCCAACACAACCGATACGCAGGCACACTTAGGATTATCGCCTGATGCGCGATATGCCCACAACTGCGCACAATCTGTATCGTAGAAAGGATCATACTTCGGGTTAACCTTTCGGTTCTTCAGGTCGATGATAGCGTCACCAACACCGCGTAACTTGACGTAGGCATCACACCTTCCCGCATAGCCTGCGCCGACAAGACCCTTTTCGCACCAGTAGGTTTTCTCAACGTTTTCTTCAGCCCACTTTTTGAAGGTTGCGATGTATGGAGCAAGTGTTTCATCTGTGGATACGGCTCTTCCCAAGAGGATGTTCTCCATTTCGGTGTGCATTTTCGTGCCGTGTTCAGCTGCCTTCGTTGTTGATTCTTTAGAGTCTTTAACCACCCTTCGAGCGTAATCTTCGAGCGTTTCATTTTCCTCCTTTGGCAACGTCAATGAAGACATGATTGCCTGTTCAATTTTCCAGTTCGTAAGTTGAGGCTTATCCATGATACCCAATATTGATGTAACACTTGGATAAAGCCCCATCTTGCGAGCGTCAGCTACGGTTGTATTACGCTCGTTGCCATTTTTCCCAATGACAACGTGAGCAGATTTACCACTATCAGTGTACCAATGCCCGCTGTCTTGGGATAGAACCAAGCGGGATTGGGTAGGCTCTTTTGATGTAATCGTTAATGCCATTTAATTTTCCCACTCCTCTCTTTCAAAATCAACTTCAAGTTCTCTTGCAAATTTCCAAGACATTTTTGCTATAGCTTCAACTTTATTAATTATTTCGTCAGAATAATCGGCATTTTCAAATAATTTTTGCCTTCCAGACAATGCGGATGCAAATATATGTATCGCCGTATATTCTAGTTTTGTTAAACCAGGTTGAGTTTCGCTTGCAAATGCATCTTGATCTACCCAATTTTTAATACTCACTAGAACGGCATTGCGTTGCCGTTTTCGTCAAGCTCGACTTTAGATGTCTTTGGCTTGCTGGAAACGGAAGCAAACTCCTTGGATGCGCGGATTTTCTCCTGCAACCATTCAGGCATGTCGTTAAACTGACCGCCTTCACCCTCCTCGATCTCGTAATAGAGTTGCGAATTGGTTGTGTTGGCTGGAGCGGTCATGCCCTTGGGAAGCTTGGAAGCTCCTGCAATTGCACAATAGTTACGCCCCTGTTGGCTGGTCTTGTGGATCAGCGTCAGCATGGCTGGCTTGCCAAGCAGATTCTTCAGACTGAACGCCTGCAATTCTTTCTGTGTAAAAGTTTGACCTCTCCACTGCTCAAGAAGCTTGCGAAGGCTGGCTTTCTCGCCAAGGCTTCGTGTCTGCTCAATGGAAACGATCATAGGCTTGCTCACCTTGGTGCGTTTGCCATTCTCCTCAACCTCGAACTCATCGGTCTGATCTGGCAACTCAAAGGTCAGGCGAACTTTGGGAGTCCACTTCTCTTGGTTGTCCCAATTGGTCTTCTGGTGGCCAAGATCGACCAACGAGTAAAGAACGCCAACAGTCGCTCCGGCTTCGGGCAACTTGCGTTCTGATTTCTGCGATTCACTTAATGTTAGTGCCATTGTAGTATCTCCTTTATTTATTTGGGTTTATTATTGGTTGTATGTATTTGGGGGTAAGTTGGTCTGGACTATGCACCCAAAAGCCAGCACCGACTGATGTGGCCATTGGGTTGCTTGGTACATATTCAATCTTCACATTTGCGGGTGCGATCTGTCGAGCTAATTCGCACACGTCATCGGCGGTTAAAACAACCAGCCATTCTTTGCGTCCATTGCGCCGAAAGAATACCGCTGGAATTTTGCCTTCTGGACAATCCTTCTTTGCCTGTGCCATCCATTCTTCAGGCTTTAATGCCTCGCAACGCTTGCCCTCTATATGAAAAGGAAAGTTCTCGCAAACAACGTCACCGCTACCACCCTCTGGTTTGCCAGCGTATTGTTGTGTTCTCCTAGCCTTCTGCCAGCCCTGTTCCCGCAAGTAGCTGGCCAACTCACGCTCGCCAGCCGCTCCCTTTGCCCTGCTGTTTATTTTTCCCATGTGACGCTCATTGTTAGGTCAGTTGTATCATCTCCGTCAACATGAAAATGAGCAGGTCCGTTCTTGGAACATTCATCCATGAACTCATTCATGGCTTTATTTGAAATTGTGAATGACTTGCTTTTTGACTCCATGCATAAGGAGCCAAAGATAATTGAAAAAAACTGCTTCTGAAACTTCCAGCCAAGCTCGCTGATTTGTATTGATGCTGGATTTTCTTTCATCCAGCTATGGCTAGGGATTTAGCCAATTGCGGTCAACAACAAAAATAACTATTATTTAGTTCTTGTAATACTTATTAGCTTCACTAATTGTCTTATTAAATTGCCTCATCATCTCAAAAACTGTAAGATTCTCTTTAATGTTTGGATGTTTATTAAGCCAATCCATGGCTTCATCAAATGACTCCACGTCACGCATAGCGTCCTCAAATATCTGCCAAGCCTCCGAATCATTCATAAATTCTGGAATACACGCCAGCTTTGGCCTGTCGATGGGCATAGCAGGGTTGTTACGCTCTTGCACCTAGAAATTGGAAGTAGCCAAAAAACGTCATCATTCATTCCCCAACACGCCACATAATCAACTCCAGTAATCAATTTCTTGGGTGCATTATAGCCAGATCCACACGATGTTGTGAAGCGATACCTGCTTCTGCCAGGTTCTACATTTTGGGCTGTCTTTACCTGTATCCTGTGAAACTTTCCATCCTTTTCAGCCACTAAATCATATCCAGAAAAATCCTCCATAGGCAAAAGCACATTGTAGCCACATCGTAAAAGTGAACTCATCACCCTCGATACTCCGATGGCTCCAATTTGGCGTGGTGATAACTTAATTTTCATGGTTGACGTACATTGGTTTTTGCTAGATACTTTTTACATGAAAACAACACAAATATTATTAAGTCTCGTTATCGCAACGTCCACAATCAACGCCCAAGAGGCTCTCGATGCAATTGATGCTGTCACTGGCGGGGTTTACGATGGTAGCGGAGCCTTCGCTCGCGCTGGGAATGTTGCCGTTGGATCTGGTGGGGCAATTATCCAGGCAGGCACAACTTTTTTCACACCCACAGGCGTTATCCAACAAGCCGGATGCTCTTACCTTACGGCTCATGGAACTACAGTTAGGGCGGGCGATTCGTTCATTTCAAATAAATCAACTGTTGTTTACGCTGATGGCGTATTTGCTGGAACGCATCCTGCCGTTGTTGCCGGATGCACCATTTTGAAGTCAAAATAATCAACCACTGCCAAACAGGGCAAATCTGTTATTTATCCTGTTTTGCAATCCATTTAAGAACTTCTTCCTATCTGGATTTTGGTTGGCCATTCGTAATTCATCATTCCATTGAGCCTTGCTTGCCTCAAGCATAAGGCTCTTGGGGTCAACTTTGCCAATTGCATTGATTGTTTGCGGTCCAATTGCTCCGTCAACCTTGACCTGTATGCCAAGGTTATTCAATCCTTGCTGAATGTATTTCGTTGCACCGCCCATCCCTCGATTAAACGCCAGATCCTGCGCGAACGGCCTGACTGCATCGGGTAACTTCTGGGTGAATGGTGCTGTGTATTGCACGACATACTCTGCGGCTGCTTGCTCTCTTTTTTCTGGTGGCAACGATGAGATCGCTCTGAATGCATCTGGATGATATTTATTGTTAATCCCAGCCACCTCGTAACTTCCACCCATATCTCCAGATGGCAACTTGTAGACAGCAAGATTTCCGTTCTTATCTCGCCTGCTTTCAAAATCCACAGTCTTCATTGCGGCTGAAATTAGTGGATCGAGGCCATTATTATCCTGCACTGGAGGCAATGCTTCGGTCATTTTCTGAAGTACAGGATTCTTTGGTGTCTCAATTTCTTTGCGAATAGATGCGTCCATAATGTCCCTTTCAATCTTCTTTGGAATGAAGTTTGACTGCCGTTCCGCTCCGTAGACTTGAAATGATGCCATGTTATTTGCCTAGCGAATTTTGGATTGCCTGTTGTTTTAGTAGTTTTGCCATTGCGTCCAATTCTGGGTCATCTTCGTTATTGGCAAGCGTCTGAAGACTTGCAACTGCTGCTGGAATTTGATTTGGAGTCACTTCAATATTCTTTGCCAGCCAGCGAACGTACTTGGGATTGGTGAAAAGTTTAGACCCAGCATAGCTTGAGGCAAGAAGACCCCCCACCCCCTGTGCAACTCCATATTTCCCAGCTCCAAGCGATCCAAAGAAAGTAGTTGCAAGCGCAATAGGAGCTAGACCAGCCGCAGTGCCAGATGGATTTGCAAGAACATTCCCTCCACCACGAATAAGTGCTGATGCTTTAGCAATTTTCTCCAAATCTATTCTAAATTCTGATCCATACCTTCCGAAAAGTTGTTGTTTGGCTGGATTGCTCAATTTATTGAAGTTCGTAAGGAAAGTATTTGAACTCCATACATCCCCAAGTTCATTCTGTTGCCCTGGCAAAGCTCTTCCCATATTGTCAACAAATGTAGTTGTGATTGCCTTCTGCTCTTCTGGTTGAAGGCTTTTCATCAATGCCCCAAGTCTTGTTCCTCCCGATTTTGAGCCTTCAAAAGCTGCCTTATAAATCAATTCAGGCTCTTGTTTGTTTATAAAACTTTGAAGTTTATCAGCTCGATCATGCAATGCTTTCGAATAGCTGCTTGCCCTATTAAATAAGTTTAACGCTTTATTCCCCTGCTTTGATGCCAATTCTTTAATATCATCGCTAAGACCACCATAAAGCAACTTAAATTCACGCCTTGGAACATCGTTCAGCAAGCTTATTCCTGCAAGGGCATTTCCTATTTTGCTCCTAAGAACCCTAAGTGCCTCTACGCTCAATGTTCCTGTTTTTTTAATATCGCTTTCAAAATCAGATTTAATTTGAGTAAGCATTTTATTTTCCATGCCAGCACTCAATGCAGGCGCGCCTGGAATTGGTTCCATTACATCTTTAAGTGTTTTCTTAAAATTATCCACACTACTTTGAGTTTTTGGTGGAAGAAGCGTTTCAAGATTATTGTAAAGTCTGGATTCCACGATACGTTTTTTAGCAAAAGCCTTGGGAACACCCTCTTTGATTCCAGTGCCAGCAACAGTAGGTTCTGTGACAGGAGACAGCTCCTCAGTAATCCCAGCAAGTTTTTCCTGTAATCCTTTTTGTTGTTTTGTCCCGAAATCACGAAGGACATCATACGAGCCGGGTACTTTTGCCATACTCGCCTCAACCGCTTTAATCGGCGTTGCTTGCGTTGCCTGACCAGCAGACGGAGTAAGTCCAGCCTCCTCAAATGCCCTTATGTTTGAAGCTATATCTTCTGCTTTTGCCCCGCCTCTCAAAAGCGATTTTACTCCACCCTCTCCTAAAGTTGCTAAACTAGGTACAGCAACTCCAGCCATACCAGCGGCCATTTGACCAACTGCTCCTGCACCAGACTGTCTTGCTCCTTCGGATGCCATTGCTCCACCAACAGCTTGAAGCGATTGCAACGCTGGCCTTTCAGTAAGAATGTTTCCAATTCCTCTCAATACTGGAGTTGATGCTTTCTGTAGAAGCTGTCCAGCACCAAGAGTTGGAACCATGGATGTAGCACCTTCAACTGCTGCCTGAGAAAGCTTTTCAGCAGAGGTTACTGGATTTGGCAATCCTGCCTCATTTTTAATTTGCTCAAGAACGTCACCAAGAGCGGGCAATCTTCCCTCCGCTCCAACCATTTCAGCTATTTTGTTGTAAATTCTAGGCGTGAAATCAACAATTGCGCCAGCCGTAGCTCCAGCCAAAGCACCTGGCACAGCACCAACTCCAGCCAATGGTGCGCCAATTGCAGCTCCAGCCAATGCTCCAGTTGTGACAGGGTTAATTGCAGCTCGCGCAGTAAGTCCAGCCTGCCTTGCCAAATAGTCTCCAGTTGTTGCTGGAGCAGTGGCAGTTTTAACCTCGTTTAGATCGGATACAAATTGATTGACCTGTTCCGGAGTTGAATTGTCCGGAAGGTCAAACTGACCGAGTCCAGGTACATCAAGGATTGGCATTATCGTGGAATGACAATTCTGCCGTTTTCGTCAATAGTTGTTTGAATTACCTGTCTGGACGGAGTTCCCGCTGGCTCTCCTTTTCCTGTGGCCTTCTTGCCCGACGCAATACTTCCACGAAGATCGTCTGGAAGAAGCGTGTCTGGAATATCATATCCAGAATCACGAAGAACCTGCAATTTCCCAAGATATTCACGCCTTCTTTGTGCTGTAAACATCTTCATTCTATCTGGAAAATCGTTTGAATTTGGATCACCAATTTCAGCCCTAAATCTTTCCGCTTCTTGATCGGTTACTGCACCTCCAGATCTAGCTTTCAATATCTGGTTATTCACTCCAGAAAATGCCTGCATCATTTTGGTGTAGTCAGGATAGCCATAGGTTGATGCGATTGCTGGATTGACCCTTCCCCTAATTGGTCCGTAAAGATCCTCGCTAGTGATTGATCCAATTGCTGTTGCACCCAAATCAACAAGTGATTTGTAATCTGTAAGTTCACCAATCTCTTTGATCGGAAGTTTCTTGAAATTATCCTTTGCAGATTTGTACATATCGTCTCTGGCAACAGTAAGGGCTTGAGCTAAACCCTGATTCCCGGCCGCCTGTGCTTCTGCAATTCTTTGGTTTGCGTAAGCCAATCCCTGCGCGGCTGTTTCAAACTTTGTTGCCATCGCTTGATTGACTTTTTCTGTCGGAGTCACCGATGGTATATTTCCCAATCCAGGCACATTAACCATGCCACCATATTCCATCATTCTTTGATTTGCAACAGCCCTTCTTCCAGGTGTTGCATTTGGATCATTATAAATAGCTTGCTCTTGATCAATTAAGCTCCCTCGCTCATTTGGATCCATTACTTGCGGATCTGATGCCATCTTTCTCACGGAAAGATCGGTAAGCCTTTGGCGCAATTCGCGCTCTTTCTTTGCTTCCGGCCCTTCAAAATTAAAGCTTAGTCCACCCATATATTTACTCCTATCTGCTGAATGAGAATGAAGGCATTAGCGAGCCAATACCGCCAGCAATCTGCGCAAATTGTTGCGCTCCGCTTGGCTGGCTAGCCACCGCGCCTGTGTATGCACCATACGTTTTGGCCTGATAATCCGCCAACGTATTGTAAATCCCCGCCGCATTCTGCGCTCCAAGGAATCCAGCGTTAGGATTAACATATCCGTAAGGATTCGCTGCCGAAGAAGCACCCTGGAACTGGCCAGTCTGCAATGGTTGAGAAGCTGCAAGGTAGTTGTTGAGCGTAGCTTGCTGTGTGCCAAGCCGCTGTGATGCCAAGTTGTACATTGTAGGACCGCTTGCAATAAAGCCTTGAGCTGCGCCCAAACGAGATTGATCAAGAGCATTACGCAGGCCAATGTCGCGGGCAGCAGCAGCACCAGTTGTCTCGCCAGAGCCAAGGAAGGCTGTGGCCGCACCATAGCGTGCAAGCTTGCGTTGTTCAGCAGCAGCACCGATATTAGCTGCCTCTTGCACTGCTGGTCCAAGACCAAAAATATTTCCACGCGCAGACTGTGCCGACCTGGCTGCCTGTTCATACTGGCGGCGTTCCTCAGCACCAAGCGTAGAACCAAGCTTTAGCTGATTTAACGCTTCTTGTTCGATCTGGTTGCGTAGGTCTTCAGTTTGCTTGGTCGTTGTCGGACCAAGAGGAGTCTCGGCCATCGTCTGATACTGCTTGGAAAGAGCACGGACAGTAGCACCAATAGTAGGGTCAATTACATCAATTTGCTTTAATGTTCGCTCTTCTGGAAGACGAAGGGATTCTCTAAAATTTGAAATTGCTGAAGTAGCCTGATCTCCACTGACTGGCTGATAATTCTCGTAAAGACCTTTTGCCTGAAGCGTATCTTTTTGAGCCTGGGCAAGCTGACTTTTAATATCGTCAATTGATTTTTGAGCTTCAGTTTTGCTTCTACCAGAAGGAAGATCAGCATATATTTTATTTGCCTGATCAAGCTGGCTTTGCAGATCAGTTGTTGCCGCAGTTCCAATATCGTAAAGGCTTTTATATTGATT